CGCCAGTCGAAGATGGTTGGCTTGCTGATGCTCAGCTCGGCACACATCCACGCCATGGACTTGCCATCTGCGCCCCATTCGATGACGAGATCGTCATACTCGGGTTTGTATAGGGTCTTGCGGCCTCGGGGGTCTTTCTTGCGGGGTTCGTCGGACATGGTGTTACTTTCTCCCCCGACTCATCGGGTGTGGCCATATCGCACGGATGATTGCATAAAGCACGACAGCAATCAATGCGACAGGCAGCGGCCAGAATGGTGCAATGAGAAGAATGAGTTCAGGCATGGCGCGCTCCTGTTACGCCAATTATGCCCCGTCGCGTCCTGGGATGCGAGAGATGCGCGATTCGGCGTACAGGCCAGCGTAGGCCACCAGATCAAGGCACGAATCAAGGTGAGGCGTTTCGCGCTGGTTGTCTCGCACAATTTTGAGCAGGGCCAGCAAAAGCCACCCATCAGATTCGCGCAGTGTTCCGCCAGTGATGGCGTTAAATGCCGCCACGGTTTGCGCCATGGATCGCTCACCGTCCGGCTTGTCGTACTGCTTGCCGCGCTCGGCCATGATGGCTGCGGCTTCGGTGAGGATTTGCGGGGCTTGCATGGTGGTCTCGCTGTTGAATTGGTCCCCGCTCCCAAACCGGACGCAGGCGGGGGCTGCGCTCAACTCTAGCCTGTCGTCGCGACAGTGGGCCGGAGGCACCGCTGCTAGGGTTTGGGTTGTCCTGATCTTAACCTATCTTCGGCCCGTCGATGATTTTCGCAACCATCGCCAGGCTCACGGCGTGCATGGTGTTTCGCGCCTTGAGGTCTTGCCGGATGTGCAGCACTTCCAGCTCCACGGTCTTGGTGGATCGCTGGATGATCCCGCCAATTTCTTCCTGGGTGAAGCCTTCGGACATGAGCTGGAGCACGCGGATTTGTCGCTCAGTCAGCAACATGGTCAACCTTCACGATCCAGATGCGGGCTTTGCCGTCGTCGCAGTGCAGGCGCTTGACGGTCTTCATTCCGGTGATCTTGTTGCGGCGCATCCATCGCATGATTGCCGACTCCACGTTGCCGCGCTCTGCCGGCTCGCAAGCAACGCATGAGCCGGCCTTGAGGGAGGCGAACAGCTCATCGTACTTGCCTGGGGCCGGGCGGCCCTTGGGGATGGGCGTGTTGTGTTCGATCTTGAGCAGGTCGGGGTCGATCTCCATTGCGCGAGAGATCTTCTTCTTGGGCGGCTTGGCCAGTTGGAAAACGGATGGGGCGGTCATTCTTGGTCCTTGTGTTGATTGTGAGAGGGTTCGCGGCGGCCGTCTGGCCAGATGCGCCAGCCCATGAATACGCGGGGCAGCTCGTTGATGTAGTCCGAGTCGGGCCGGTGAGGCGTGGGCAGGCGGTCGGTGTGGTTCATGTAGCGCCGGGGCTTGCTCGGCTGGTGCTCGTTGAGAATTGGCGCGGGGTAGTGGGTGATGGGGTGTTTGGTCACTTGAACACCCCGCGCTTATCCAGCCACCACATGATTACGACAAAGATGATGTATTCGATGGGGGTCATTGCTCATCCTTTCGTGGGTGATTTTCGGCGGTGTACAGGGCTTTGACGGTGCCGTGATGCCGCGCGGCGTAGTCGATTGCACGAGAAAGGTCAAGGAAAACTGTACTGTTCGGTACAGTATTTGACGGCAGCGACACCAAGTAAGCGTCTGGTGTCGGTCGCTTCAGATCAGGAACCACACGAGTGCCCCCCAGAAGCCGAGCAGGACGCCCACCAGGGCGAGCGCGTGCCAGTTGGTGCCCATGTGCCAGGGCTGCGAGTCGCAGAAGCGTTTGGCTTCGTTGTAGGCCTCGGTGATGCGTTCGGGGCCTTGGATGGTGGGTTTGGTGGTCATGGCGGGATCTCCTTAGTACATGGTGAGCGCTTGCAGCTTGCTGATCTGAAGCAGTATGGCGTTTTCCTTTTGCTGCGATTCGGCGCGGACGGATGCGAGTTGTGCGTTGAGGCCCTTGATCTGATCCATGACGATCTGGTCGGGGCTGCTGACCTCAACGGTGACTTGAGCGATTCCGATGTGGGCGTAGCCTTCGCGCTCAAAGTAACAGCCTTCGCCGGGGCCTTGGTTTGAGAGCATCGGCTGTGCGTTGCCGCTGAGCGTTTGGTCAACGGTGCGCCCGTAGCTGGTGTCGGCCCAAGCGTGAGCGGTGTAGGTGATTTGCATGATGTGGGGGGGACTCCGGTGGTTGAATCAAAAAGGCGCCGCGCTCGGCGGCCGGGGTTGAGGGGTTAGGCCGCGCGCACGATGGGCGCCATGCTGTAGCTACCCCAGGGCTTGACGAACTCGACGCCGTCGTGCAGGCCGACGCGCAGGGTTTGGCCTTTGTCGGTCTTGATCGTCTTGGCGGTGCGGGAGGCGACCACAACGGACACGATGCAATCGTGGTTGCAGACGCTGCGGGTGGTGTAAGTCTTGCCCGTTTGGAAAGTAGCCATGTCGTGTTCTCCGTTGCGTTGTCGATGTGTGTACTGTAGCAGGCTTTTAGGGAATCACACAATACCCGACTAGATTGCAAGGTCAAAGACTGATCGGGGGGCTTTGGGCGTTTCGGTGCGCCAGGTATTGACCCAGCGGTGAACGAATGGTGCGGCGCCTGGATCATCTGGCGGGGTACTGGCTTTTATGCGTGATGCGCGGCGTTGAATATCGCCCCATGATCTGCCTGGCAGGTCGATATTGGGGTAATGCTGGCGGATTAGATCATCCTCTTGTTTGGTCCACCGAATCCATGGGCGTTTCTCGGTCTGAGAAAAGGTCTGGCTGGTCTGGGTTTTGTTCGGTGTGGGCATGGGTGTGTTTCCGTGTTGATGGTTTTGTGTGGTGGCCGGTGAGGTGTCGGGCGCAGTCGGAGCCGTAGGGGTTCCCGGCGATCCATGTGGGGGAGGTGATGGTGCGATGGCAGCGGCGGCAGATCATGGGTGTTGGGGCCTAAAAAATTGCTGCTGCTTAAAAAAAGCGCAGACACGAAGATCGAAAGCACACTTGGCGCAGCATGGCCGTCCCGCAATCCCCTATCCCTTAAGGGATATAGGGGGATTTTGCGGGACAACCAAGCCATTTGCCGACAGTCCCCGGGATCCCTGCGGGATGATGCGGGATGAAGTTATCCACAGGTTATCCACAGAGTTATCCACAGGCAAGGGTTTCCCGCAAGTCATCGTGACAGCATCATCTGAGAGGCCAGGATGGGGTCACAGACGCGCCAGCCCTCGCCGATGTAGTGGTGCTCTTCGATCAGCTTTGCCTTGGTCAGCGAGCCGATGAACTCGCCCGAGGGGGCGAGGTTGTTCTTGATGGTTTTCTCTGTTTTCCAATCCGAATTGATGTCCGGCATGATATTGATGAGCGGCTGGCGGCGAATGAATGGCAACCCATCGACGTGCTCGGCGCCGGTGGCAAACCATGCGCGCTTGAAATACCCGAGATACTCGCCGAGCTTGCCATTTTGGGCGGTGGAAATGGGCGGATCGGATTCCACCAGCACGGCGGAAGTAACTGGTTCGCCGTCCTCGTCAAACCAGCCCGGAATCTGCACAGATTCAAGCCTGGCATATTTTGGAAGCGCCATTTCGGCGTCCTTGCTCTTGCGCTGGATGATCTCCATGGGGCGCCCATCGGAGGCGGGCACGATGCTGATTTCGATGTCCAGTGCGCCGCGCCAGGCCGATGATCCACGCGCGCGGTGCTGGGCCTCGTCGCTCACGCCCGTGTGGTGCACTAGCAGAACGGAGCACGAGAATTCGCGCATGAGTGAGTTACATGCGTCCAGCATCGTCTTGGCGTCCTGCGCGCTGTTTTCGTCACCGAGCAGGAAGCGGTGCAGCGTGTCCACCACGATCAGGCAAGGGCGCTCGGGCAGGGCTTTGAGGTTGTTGGCGACTCGGGTGTAACCCTCTGCGGTGTTGAGGTCGCAGCCATCGCGGGACAGCCACATGGACAGCGGACCGCACGCGTGGTGGTGCTTCCATGCGGCAACCCGGCCCCGAAGGCCGTGGTGACCCTCTCCGGCCAGGTAGACCACGTTGCCGGGCTTGACACGGCAGGCCATCCACTCGGGCGTGCTGGATGCGATGCGCAGGCACCAGTCCAGCACGGCGAAAGTCTTGCCCCCGCCCGAGGGGCCGTGCACCATGATGAGGGCTTGGTCTTGGAGCCAGTGCTTGATGAGCCACGCGATGGGCGCAGGCTGGGCGCAGAATTCATCTGCGTGGATCAGCCACTGATCGGCCACGGCGGGGGAAAGCAGCGCGGCGAGGTCGTGCCCGGCCTGCGAGTAGTCGTTGGCGTCCATGCCCTCGATGGGAGGGATGATGACCCGTGCGCTGGTCATGGCGGCGGCCTCTGCGGCGTATTCAGGCCCCTTCTTGGCCTTGCGCTCGCGCTCTTCTGCGGTGTAGGTGTCGTGATCGGCCACGATGACCAGATCGGCTGCGGGGTACTGCTCCCGGATGAACTGCGCCACGGCTGGCAGATTGCCCGAGCTGTAGGTGATGACACAGGGCCGGGCGGTGGCGTCGTGGATGCTGGCGGATGTTGCGAATCCCTCCCCGATGTAGATGGTGCCCGGGCTGTTCAGATCACCCACCCACCAGAACGTCCCCTTTCTGGCACCACCGCCGTGGTATTGTTTCTCGCCGGCCTGGTCGATGTATTGCAGGGTGGCCAGCTCGCCGTGCTCGTCATAGGCCGGCAGCACCAAGCGGCCATCGCCCGTGATGCGCGCGCCGTGAGGCTTCACGCCCTTGCGGGTCAGGTATGGGTGATCGGCGGGGCACTCGCTGCATCCATCCCAGATGATGGTGCAAGTATCCGCTGCGATGGCGCGTGTCTTGGCCATCTCCGCATCGCGCTGCGCCCGGGCCTCTGCCATGCGGCGAGCGTGGGCCATTTCCTCGGCAGGGGTGAGCGTGCGTCCGATGTCGGCTTTGAAGGGCTGCTCGATTCCCTCGCGCCAGTCGCCGAAGCGGCCAGCGGGGACACCATCGCCGAACAGGCAATACCACGCCGACTTGTCGCGCTTCTTGCCATGGTTGAAGCGGTGCACCTTTCCATCGAAGTGAATGTCGTCGGGCGGCTCAATGCCCACTGACAGCATGGCGTCACGGATTTGTTCGTCTGGTGTCTTCTGTCGGGCGGGCGTGGGCGCAGGCGGCGACCATGGCCCCCCGAGCACGTTTGTGAGGTCTGCCATTGTTGGGGGGGGGCGTTGGGTGTTGAGGCGTCAGTGCCGGGGGGATTCTTGGTCTTCGATGTCGATGGCAAGGGCAAAGTCTTCCATGTCCTCGGCCAGGGCCTGCAATTCTGCCGCAACGGATCGGCGCACGGGGCATTGCGGGGAGCTGAATTCAATGTCCACGGCGGCGGCGCGGAGGTCGGCCACAAGTCGGGCGATGCGCTCGGGTAGGGTGGGGAGGGTCATGCACGCAACCACGTCATCGGCACATCCGCCAGGAAAGCCTCCCAGCAAGCGTGCAGGGTGGCGGCTTGGGCTTCTAGGATTAGGAGGGGGGTCATTTGGTGGCGCTCCAAGTTGATCTAGCCCCCATCCTACCCGCTGACCAATCCCCACACCACAAAGCCCCTATGGGGCGCTCGGGTATGGCTTGCCCGGATCCAAAACGCTGGCATGATGCGAAGCGTCAACACCGGAAACCCACCCGCCACCCGGACAACCCGACCGGCGGGGCATTTGAAAAGGAGCCGCAATGGCTATCAACCTGAAGTCCACCAAGGGCTTGCACGCCAATGGAGTCAAGTCTCTCGTCTACTCCCACGCCGGGGCGGGCAAAACGTCCCTGATCCCCACCCTGCCATCGCCCATCGCCCTGAGCGCCGAGGGCGGCCTGCTGTCCATCTCCGGCGCCGATGTTCCCTACATCGAAATCGGCAGCATGGCTGATCTCATGGAGGCATACACCTGGCTCACTCAGTCCACCGAGGCGCACGCGTTCCAGTCCGTCGCGCTGGACTCAATCAGCGAGATTGCCGAGGTGGTGCTGGCCGAAGAACTCAAGCGCAACAAGGACGGGCGCGCCGCCTACGGTGAACTCAACACCAAGATGGCCGAGATGATCCGCGCTTTCCGCGATCTGCCTGGTAGGCACGTCTATTTCACCGCCAAGTGCGAGAAGGTTCAGGACGAAACCGGGCGCATCCTGTACGGGCCTATGATGCCTGGCAAGTCGCTGTCCCAAAACCTCGGGTACTTCTTCGATCTGGTGATGCCGCTGCGCGTGGACAAGGACGCCGAGGGCCGCACCGTGCGCGCTCTGATGACCGACAGCGATGGACTGTGGCAAGCCAAGAACCGCGCCGCCGGGCGGCTGGATTTGTGGGAGGCCCCAGACATGGGCGCCATCATCCGCAAGATCGGTGGTGAGTTGTGACCCTCCACCTCCAATGGCTAGCCGCCAAACAGGCCGAATCCGAAGCCGTGCTCAAGCGCCGCGAGATCGAAGACAAGCTCATCGCGCAAATGGGCATCAAGCCCGATGCCGAGGGCATCGCTACGATCAATGTGGACGGCTACGTCATCAAGGCCACGTCGCGGCTGTCGCGCAAGGTGGACGATGAGTTGCTGCTGGAACTCGCGCAGACTCACGGCCTGGACGCGCACCTGTCCACCCTGTTCCGCTGGAAGCCAGAACTGGCCATGAAGGCTTGGAAGGACGCTTCGGCAGACATCACCGGGCCGCTGCTGCCCGCCATCACCACGACGCCCGGACGGCCGTCGTTTTCCATCACTATCGAACCCAAGAAGGACTGAACCGCCATGGCAAACCTCGGCCAAGAATTTGACGTGAACTCGCTGCCCCAATCTGAGAGCGGCGATTTCCCACTCGTCCCGGCAGGCTGGTATGACGCAACGATCAAGAAATCGGAACTCAAGGAATGGTCTGAGACCGAGAAGGACATCAACTTCCAATTCGCGATCACTGGCCCCAGCCACCAAGGCCGCATCGTTTTCGGCAAGGTGACGTTGCGCAATCCAGACCCTGAAAAAGAAGGCAAGGGACGCGCGGCGCTGGGTGAGTTGATGCGTGCGACGAACATCGCCCGGGTGGTTGACTCCGATCAGTTCACCGGCCAGCGATGCATGATCAAGGTCACTGTGACCAAGGGCGGCGAGTACCAAGGCAAGAACTACGAGCCCAAGAACGCCGTGTACAACTTCAAAGCCATCACCGGCTCCACCGCCCCCGCCTTCACGCCCGCACCGGCTGCGCAGGCCACCGCATCTGCTGCGCCGCCTTGGGCGCGGAAGTGATTTTCTAACCCATCCGCATCTTCAAAAACTGCGTCATCGTAGAGGGCGACTCAGCATTTAGCGGGTGGGTTTTTTCAACATGGAGGATTGAATGGATTACGAGTCATTCGTGTCGGCCAAGCGCCGATCAGAAGTTGCAACCGGGCACGCACCGGGCCCATTGAACGAGCACTTGTTCGACTTTCAGCACGCTATTGTGTCGTGGGCGGTTCGTCGTGGGCGCGCGGCCATCTTTGCCGACACCGGCCTCGGCAAAACCTTGATGCAGCTTTCATGGGCTGATGAGGTCGCATCGCACACCGGCGGCATGGTGTTGTTGCTGGCACCGCTTGCCGTGTCTGAGCAAACCATCGAGCAGGGCGCGACATTCGGCATTGACGTGCGCCGCGTGCCCCATGGCGGCACCCCCGATGAGCCCGGCGTGTGGATCACCAACTACGAGCGCATGGAATCCATTGACTTTGCATCGCTGCACGGGTTGGTGCTTGATGAGTCGTCAATCCTCAAGGCGCACGATGGCAAGACCCGCGCGCGAATCATCACATCGGCCCAGGGCATCCCGTATCGACTGAGCTGCACTGCAACGCCGAGCCCTAACGACTTTGAAGAGCTGGGCAACCAGTGCGAGTTCTTGGGCGTCATGACGCGCACCGAGATGCTGGCTACGTACTTCGTCAACGACACCGGAGACACCGGAACATGGCGACTCAAAGGGTGGGGGCAGTCTCGCTTTTGGGAGTGGATGGGTTCATGGTCTGTAGTGCTGCGCAACCCATCAGACATTGGCTTTGACGGATCGCGCTACAACCTGCCGTCACCTCACTACATTGAGCATGTGGTGGAGACCGATGTGACCGGCGACCTATTCGCAAAGCCAGCGCAGACGCTCATGGAGCGCCGCCAGGCCCAGCGAAACAGCATCGAGCAACGATGCCGCGCATTGGCCGAAGTCGTCAATGCCGACACATCCGAGCCGTGGCTGATCTGGTGCCATCTCAACGATGAGGCCGAGTTGTTGGCGTCACTGATTCCCGGATCGGTCAACGTGCAGGGATCGGACAAAGCCGAAGTCAAGGCGGCGCGCATGATGGAGTTCAGCGCCGGGACGCTGCGTGTTCTGATCTCAAAGCCCAAGATCTGCGGCTTTGGCATGAACTGGCAGCACTGCGCCCGCATGGCATTTGTCGGCCTTGATGACAGCTTCGAGAAGTTCTATCAGGCCGTGCGCCGATGCCACCGATTCGGCCAAAAGCGCCAGGTGCATGTGCATCTGTTCACTGCCGAGAACGAGGGCCAGATTCTGGCGAACCTCAAACGCAAAGAGATTCAACACCACGAGATGAGCGAGAACATGATCGAGCACATGAAAGACATCATGAACAACGAACTGCAAGGACAACAGAACGTAGTCGACGAGTACCGCGAAGCGACTCACGAGGGCGAGGGCTACACCGTCCACCTGGGTGACTGTGTGAAGTGGACCCGCCGCATGGAAGACAACAGCATCGACTACTCGGTGTTCAGCCCGCCTTTCGCTGACCTGTTCGTGTATTCCAACTCGGACCATGACATGGGCAACTGCAAGGATGATGCCGAGTTTGTCGCGCAGCTGCGATACCTGATCGCCGAGCTGTTTCGAGTCATCAAACCGGGCCGCAATGTCTCATTCCATTGCATGAACCTGCCGACCACCAAGATGCGCCAAGGGTTCATTGGTCTGCGCGACTTCCGAGGCGACCTGATCCGCGCTTTCCAGGACGCTGGATTCATCTACCACTCTGAGGTGTGCGTCTGGAAGGATCCGGTCGTGGCCATGCAGCGCACAAAAGCGCTGGGGCTGCTGCACAAGACCATCCGCGAGAACGCCGCCATGTCTCGCATGGGCCTGCCCGACTACGTGGTGACGATGCGCAAGCCTGGCGATTGCGAGAACCGCGTCACCCATGGCGATGACCTGCCGGTGATGATGTGGCAGAAGTACGCCAGTCCGATCTGGGATGACATCGACCAAGGCCGCACGCTAAACAAGCTGCCAGCCCGAGACGAGAACGACGAGAAGCATATGTGCCCGCTGCAGCTGGACGTGATCGAGCGGTGCATCCATCTGTGGACCAATCCGGGCGATCTGGTGCTGTCGCCTTTCACCGGCATCGGATCGGAAGGGTACACCGCCGTCAAGATGGGGCGGCGCTTTGTGGGGACGGAACTCAAGCCGCAATACTTTGATCTGGCTTGCCAGAACATTGAGGATGCGACGCAAGAGCAGAAGGGTCTTTTCGCTGTCAAACCCACCGTGGCCACGGCCGCGCATCAACATGACCCCCCTCCCCACCCCCCTAGTCGCCTACACGGCCGCCACGCGCACGCTTGAGGCCATCGACGCCGCCATCCTGGCCAAAGCCGAGAACGGTTTTCGCCCGCACTTGGGCGCAAGCCAGATCGGCAAGCCATGCGAGCGTGCGCTGTGGCTGTCCTTCCGCTGGGCCAAGCGGGCGACCTTCCAGGCGCGCATCCTGCGGGTGTTCGCCCGTGGGCACCGTGAAGAAGCGAACCTGACCGCGCTGATTGAGGGCGCGGGCATCAAGGTGAGCACGTTCGACCCGGCCACTGGCAAGCAATACCGGCTTGGCGGGGCGCATTTCAGCGGATCGTGCGACGGCATGGCCGATGGTGTGCCGGAGTCACCACGGGTGCGCCACATCGTGGAGTACAAGACCACCAACGCGAAGGGCTTCGCCAAGCTGCAAGCCGATGGTGTGCGCAAAGCGCAGCCCGTGCACTTTGACCAGATGCAGGTTTACATGCGATGGGCGGGCCTTGAGCGGGCGCTGTACGTGTCGGTCTGCAAGGACGATGACCAACTACACATCGAGCGCATCGACTACGACGAAGCGCACGCCGCGCGTCTTGTCGCCAAGGCCGAACGGATCGTGTACGCGGACCGCATGCCCGAGCCGATCAGTGCTGACCCAACGTGGTTTGAGTGCCGGTTCTGCGACTACCACGACATTTGCCATGTGTCAAAGATGACGCGAGAAGTGAACTGCCGCACCTGCTGCCACAGCACGCCCGTGGCGTCCGGCGGGTGGCAGTGCGCCAGGTGGCAATCCGACATTCCCACCGATGCCCAGCGCACCGGCTGCGATTCGCACGTCATCCACCCAGACTTGGCACCCTGGCCCATGCATGGTGGTCATGGTGAGTGGAGCGCAGTCTACGTGGTCAAGGGCCGCGAGGTTATCAACGGCGAGGACGGCTACGCGTCATCGGAGTTGATCGCCAACGCGGAGGCGTGCGCGGCGGGAATCAAGGATGAGTGGGTGCGGGAGTTCCCGGGCTCCAAAATTGTGGGGTGATGCATGCTGCGCGACTATCAACAACGGAGCATCGACCAGCTCTACGCATGGTTCGGCGAAAACACCACGGGGCACCCCTGCCTGGTGCTGCCCACCGGGGCGGGCAAGTCTCACATTGTGGCTGCGCTGTGCAAAAACGCCGTGCAGTCGTGGCCCGCCACGCGCATCCTGATGCTGACGGCTCAAAAAGAGCTGATCGAACAGAACGCGGAAAAGATGCGCCAGCACTGGCCAGGCGCCCCGCTGGGCATCTACAGCGCCGCCATCGGAAAGCGCCAGTTAGGCCAGCCCATCACGTTTGCTGGCATCCAGTCCGTGGCAAAGAAAGCGCACCTGCTGGGCCACATCGATCTGCTGATCGTGGACGAGTGCCACATGATCGCGCACCGCGAGGAGGGCGGCTACCGCAAGCTCATTGCTGAGTTGATGACCATCAATCCTGCGCTTCGCGTCATCGGCTTGACTGCGACTCCCTATCGTCTGGGGCACGGCCTCATCACCGACAAGCCAGCGCTGTTTGATGCGCTGATTGAGCCCGTGACGATTGAGGAGCTGATCTACAAGGGCTTTCTGTCCGTGCTGCGAAGCAAGGTAACGCGCACGATGCTGGACACCACGGGTGTGCACAAGCGCGGCGGTGACTACATTGAAAGCGAGCTTCAAAAAGCCGTAGACACCAGCGCCAATAACATCGCCGTTGTAGATGAGGTCTGCGCCCGGGCAGATGGGCGCCGCTCGTGGCTGTTCTTCTGCACGGGCGTGGAGCACAGCGAGCACATCCGCGACGTGCTGCGCGCGCGGGGCGTGACGGCGGAGACGGTGACGGGCGCCACGTCAAAATCAGAGCGCGAGCGCATCATCGCCGACTTCAAGGCCGGGCGGATTCAGGCGCTCACCAACGCCAACGTGTTGACGACTGGATTCGACGCGCCAAACGTCGATTTGATCGTGCTGCTGCGCCCCACCATGAGCGCGGGGCTGTACGTGCAGATGGTCGGCCGTGGGCTGCGGCTGAAGGACCACACCGATCACTGCCTGGTGCTGGACTTCGCAGGGGCGGTGTCGCAGCACGGACCCATCACGGCGGTCAAGCCACCCAAGAAGGCCGGGAGCGGCAACGGCGAAGCCCCCGTGAAGCTGTGCGACGATTGCGGCGAGCTTGTGCACCCGTCGGTGCGGGTGTGCCCTGCGTGCGGCCATGAGTTCCCGCCGCCAAAAGAGAAGGAGTTCCGCCTCCACACAGACGACATCATGGGCATCTCGGGCACTGACATGGAAGTGTCGGCCTGGACGTGGCGGGCTCAGGTCTCGCGCAAGTCTGGCAATGAGATGCTGATGGTGTCTTACTATGGCGGTCTGAGCGATCCGCCGATCAGCGAGTACATCCTGATCAATCACGAAGGTTACGCGGGGCACAAAGCGGCAAAGACGCTGGCCGAGATTGCGCGCAGCGCAGGGGTGGATTGGCTGGAGGCGCTGGGAACCTGTGCCGCCATCGCAGGGGTCATGCAGACGGGCAAGCCCCCGAAGCTGATCGAGTACAAACGCGATGGCAAATACCATCGCATCATCCGAAGGGACTGGAATGAGCAACCAACGAACGCCGACGCCTGAGAAGGTGCTGATCTACTGGGAGATGCAGAAGAACGGGCCGCCAAAGTTCTGCCACACCTGTGACAACTATCGTGGTGATGGAACATGCGAGCGGCACGGAATGAGGCCGCCTGATGAGTTCACACAAACAGAGGGGGCGTGCAATGACTGGATCTACGAAATCCCGTTCTGAGCTGCCCAGCGAAGACTCGGAGCAAATGCACTTCGTGCAATGGTTCCGCCGCACCTACCCCGGCGTGCTGATCTACGCCATACCAAACGGGGGCGCAAGGCATCCCGCCGTGGCGGCGAAGCTCAAGGCCACCGGGGTCACGAAGGGCGTCCCCGATCTGCACGTCCCGGCGTGGTCTTTGTGGATCGAGATGAAGCGCCAGAAGGGCGGGCGCGTCAGCGATGAGCAGAAAGAGCAGATGGCCTATCTTCAATCCATCGGCCACACCTGCCTAGTGTGCGCTGGCAACGAAATAGCCCAGCAGATGACTCGGGCTTTTGTTGCTGACTACAACGGGGACTATTAGGATGGATCAATCAACAACGGAGAGCGAGATGATCACAACGACACTCAAGGCACTGCGCAAGCATGACGCTTGCATCGACGGCTACAACAACATCGCTTGTCACGTCGCGGGCAAGGAATACAACAGCGAGCGCGAGACGTATGTGCGCCATCGCCATAACGATCCAATTCCGCTTGCTGTCATCCTTGATAACAACGGCCTGGATGATGCGTTGTGGGCGCTGCGTGCGTGCGAGCAAACGCCGGAAATGGTGCGGGCCGAGCGCTTGTTCGCGGTTTGGTGCGCCCGACAAGTGCAGCACTTGATGACCGACGTGCGAAGCATTGACGCCTTGGATGTTGCGGAGCGACATGCACACGGCAATGCGACTGATGATGAGTTGGCCTCCGCATGTGCCTCCGCAAGGGCCGCCGTAAGGACCGCCGCATGGGCCGCCGCAATGGCAGTCGCAGGAACTGCCGCATGGACTGCCTCAATGGCCGCCGCAATGGCCGCCGCAATGGCCGCCGCAGGGGCCGCCGCAAGGGCCGCCGCATGGGACGCTCAACCCAAAATGTTCCGCGCCGTTTTCTGCGGCGACTCGATCAACATTGAAGCCCTGAAAGGTTGACCATGCACCCCATCGCCCACCAACTCGGCCGAATCACACGCATGACCGTAGAGCGCGGCGAATTCGGCCCCGACGACTTCAAAGCCATTTTGACCCAGCTTGCCAGCTTGGCAAAGGACGTGCTCGGTCATTCGCATCTTGTCGATGCGCTGGACGAAGCGCACGACCACATCGACGCATCAAGCTGGCCCGAAGGCGAGACCGTTTGCGACCAGTGCTCAGGCAGTGGCGATGGCATGACGGATGGGTCTCGGTGCCTGAAGTGCCGGGGGCATGGTGTGTTGGCTGTGAAGTGGGGGAAAGAATGAAACGCCGCAAAAAGTACCGACACGACCCCGGCAAGAAATGGGAGAACCCGATTCTCCGCCAAGCTGAGGCGGCCGGGATGCGCCGCTGGCAGGACAAGCACTTTGCCATGATGGACGCCTACGAAAACGGCACGCGGCAAGACGCCATGATCGTGACGTTGTCTGACATCATCGTGCCGGCCATGAAATCAATGGAAGGATGGGCCGACCCGGACAGCATCGGCGACGTGATGGAAGAGGCCATGCAGACGCTTCAGGCCATGGCGCAGGATGGATTCCAGTGGCACGCCTGCGCCGTGCCGTTGCTGAAAGAAGCGACCGCCATTGCCCTGCAAGTGACCAACGGCATGCCCGTGGTGGAGATCGCCCGGGCGTGCGCATGGGCGCGTGCGGTGGGCGCAAAAGCCGAGCGCGATGTAAGGGCTTTGGCTGACACCCGGCAGGAATGAACTATGATTGACACATCAACAACGGAGAGCGAGATGAAGAACATCAACACGCCTCGCACGCTTGCGGACTGCGAATTCACCACCGGCTACAGCGGCATCCGCCGCGAGACCGGCTACAGCACCGGCTGGTGGACCGCCATGTGCGTCGTGTCCATTGTGGCTTTTGTGGTCATCGTTGTGACTGGGGGTTGACATGACCGACCAGAAGACAGAGCAGAAGCCCGCTGACCACAAGGCTATCCGTGAGGCGTTGGGCTACTGCCTTGAAACTGGTGGGGTTGGCTTCACTGTTGCGTCAGCCGACCTCCGCGCCCTTCTCGCCGACCTGGATGCGATGAGGGGGGCGTTGGAACGAATCAGTTGCGCCGCCAAAGCAACCGTCTGCAACCCCGAATGGATCGCGGCACATGCCGACGCCGCCCTCAAAGGAGCCGAAGCATGACCGACCGAGAGCTTTTGGAGTTCGCTGCTAAGGCTGCGGGGATTGAGGGCGAATGGACCAATCCAATGCCTAGCGCAGTAGGCAACGGCACCATTCGGACGGGCATCGGCGGAAGCCTGTGGAACCCCCTCACCGACGACGGCGACGCGCTGCGGCTGGCGGTGAATTTGGGCTTGGTCGTCGAGACTGGCCAGTGCTGGATCAGCAAGCATGGCCCGATGTATGGAGGGGACGTTTTGCCATGCCCCTACGCAGCAACCCGCCGCGCAATCGTCCGAGCAGCAGCAGCCATCGGGAAGGAGATGCCATGAAAGACCTCGTATCGCAACTGGTGGGGGCGTTGAATCGTCTGTACGTCGCAGCACCTACCGGCCTTGAGTGCAACAGCTTCCACCACTCAAAAGGCGAGTTTCACAGCCACAGCGAGCCGTGCAAGCCTGCTGCCGAATACGTTGAATCCCTTGCGCAAGCCCGAGCCGCCCTCACTGCCGCAAAGGCGGGCGGGTGGCAAAGCATGGAAACGATGCCAAAGGAAGGCAAGTTCCTGGTGTTCATGCCGACACAAAGGGTGAACCAGATTCAGGCGGCGCGACGCCACAACGACTTACTGGTCATCGGCAACGCATTTGCGTTCGACCTGAGCGACAAGCCCACCCACTGGCAGCCCCTCCCCAATCCGCCGAAGGAGCAATCAGCCGGGGGGCCTGGCTCGGTCGATGCTGTCGCGGACCCACTCAGCCCCACCTAGGCCCTTGAGCTTCTCCCGCTGTGCTGGCGTCACGCGCAGGCTGACGGTCACGGTTTCCTCTCCGGGCTTGATCGGCTTGCGCCCTTGGCCTCGGTCGTTCGGTGGTCGTTTGGTGCTTTCCATGTCGCAATGATACAGCACTACAAAAACAGTTGACACGCTTTTGATTTCGCACTACATTAACTCCATCGCAACACGCAACGCACCGGAGAACGCAAGATGACCAACATCATGACCAACATTCGCGCCACCGAAACCAGCGCTCGCAATGTCCACGGCACCGACATCAACATCCTGCTGGCCCGTGCGCCTGCCCTCGGTCACTCC